TGTCGACGTTTTTTAACTGCATTAAATTGTAATTCAATTCAATTTGAGTTTTATTCTGTGCAACGGTTTCATGTATTTTATATTTTTTATCAACCGTTTCAGCGTATTCAACAAATGTATCAACATCGACTTCTGCTTCTTCTGTCATTATCGGAAACTGTTTTAACATCGTTTTCAAACCAATGCCATTAACACCTGGAATGTTATCTGATTTATCACCCGTTAATGCTCTATACAATAAATAATTTTTTGAATCTAATCCAAATTCTTCACGTATAACATTTGGCGTATACATTATTTTTTTAACAGGACTCCATACAGTAATACGATTATTTACTAACTGTAAAAAGTCTCTATCAGTAGATACAATTGTAATTCGGTTTTGTGGTTCTGTAAAGATTTCGTTTGCAATATATGCAATAGCATCATCAGCTTCGATATTATCAATTGCCATTGTTGTGATAGGTAAGCATTGCAAATATTCAATCATACGACCAAATTGTTTTTTCATGCTCTCTTGTTCATCCTGTAATGATGCAAACTCCGCGTATCGATTGAATGCTGTTTTTACTGCTCGATTTGCTTTATAGTTAGGATACAATTGTTTACGTCTAGCAGAACCTCCCTTACCATCAAATACAATGATACATCTTGTTGGTTTATGTTGGCGTATTGCAGATGCAACAGACCGTAAAAAGCCTGTTACACCTCCAATATGCATTCCATCATCATTCAAGGCCGGGACGGCCGAAAACACCCTAATGAATGTATTCAAGCCGTCGATAATTAGAATATGGCTGTTCTTACTTGACCCCGTACCTTGTTCACGATCACGTTCAACTTCTCGTAGTAAATCGAAATATCTAGCTTTCATTATCCTTCTTCGCTAATAAATTCATCATCAATTTCGATATCATCAATTCCAAAATCTTGCCCTGGTTGATATTTTAAGATATATGCACTACAGATAGCATCATAAATTTCTTGACGCAATGTATCATCTTCCTTGATTTTCTTTTCAAAATCTTTTGATTGGAATTTCACATCAGTACCATCTTTGCGTAAGAATGTATACCATGCACCTGACTGAGCAACTAACTTGTAATCCTTCATAACATTTAACCATCCACCATAGTTATCAATACCAGACTCAAAATAGATATCATAGTCAATTGATTTTAATGGTGGACCCATTCTGTTTTTAATCACTTGGCATCTTGTTTTAATACCGATGACTTGTTCTACGCCATCAATCTTAGCTTTAATTTGACCAACTGATTTTAATCGTAACCTAACCGATGCATGAAATGGAATTGCTTTACCACCTGAGGTTGTATACGGATCGCCGAATGCCACACCTAGTCTTGTACGTAACTGGTTTGTAAATATCAAACAAATCTTTTCACGGCCAATCATATTTGTAATCTTACGCATACCTTTTGACAAAATAATTGCCTTTGATGTTGCATAACCATCTTTATCAAATTCTTTAGCCATTTCAATTTTCGTAGATGCGCCCATTACAGAGTCTACTACAATTGTTACCAATCGGTCTTTGTTTGATTTACGAACTGATTCAACGATGCTTTCAATAGCTTCAAATATGTCCTCAACAGTATCCAATGGCACATATAACATTTTTTCAAGATCTAAACCAATCGCTTCAAGGAATTCTCTACTAACTGCATTTTCTGTATCAATATACACTGCCATACCACCTTCTTTTTGTGTATTGGCTAATGCATGAGCTGCTAATAATGATTTACCTGATGCTTCTAGTCCTGTGATCTCAATTATACGGCCTACCGGAAATCCTCCATTGGGTCTATTTGAAATTGCTAGGTCAAGCATATCTGACCCCGAATCAACCCAACCACGTACCTCGCTCGGTGCATCAGTATCACTATCAAGAAAAAATGCAGTTTTGAATCCTGTATTTTTGAATTTCTTGTTAAGATTATCTGCTAATGTAACCGCTAGGTCGTCGCGTAGATCGCTTTTTGTTTTTGACATAATGTAACTCCTTAATCGTTAAATAACGCGTCGAATGCAGATGAAACATCATCTACTTTGTTTACAGGTGGTTTAACATTTGATTTTGGTTCTGCATCAAAATCATCTTCAAACTCATCTGTCTTGGCAGTCGTTGTTTCTTCTTCTGAAGACTCTGGATCTAACCATTTTTGCAATGCTTCTTTCAATTCATCATAAGTTGGTTCTTTGAAAATATCAGAAAGACTTTGCTGATTTTTTGCTACTGCCAATGCAACATTTTTATCTTCAGTTAATGGCGTTGCATTTGGTTTAACACGAATTGTCGTTTTAGGATATGAACCTCCGCTTTCAGATGGCGTAAATTCAACAACGATATCACGTCCATTCATTGGATCAGAAAGATCGCCGTAATCTGGATCTGCAATAAATCCTAACAACTCTGTATAAACATTTTTACCAAATCCCCAGAACTTAACTCCTTCAGATTCTTTACCACGAACAATGATAGGAACATAAGTTCTCATTTTCGGTTCAAGCTTCTTGCCAAGTTTCCATTCATCTGAATTACCTGATGATTTTAATTTCTCAGCAAATTCAACTACTGGATCTGGCTTTCCATAAGTTACTGGTGATAAGAAATTTTTCTTACCTAAATCGTAATGAAAATACAATTCCTGAAATGGATTTTCTTTGTCGTACTGATAAGGTACGATTCTAATTGTTTGTTTACCAGGCTCGGGTTTCCACAAATTGTTTTGGCGGGTGCCTACTGTCTGTAACTGGCTAAGTTTACGTTTAATTGCATCTAAATCAATTGCCATTTTTTACTCCTTTTTTTAAGTTAATAATTAATATTGATTAAATATATAAACTTTATTTCAATGTACCAAGACATTATTGAAAAAAGTTTGAAAAAAGTTTTTATTTGTTATTTGTTAATTAGTTGTGTATGCGTTGTATTTATTTTAATTTTTTAGGATACCAAGTCTTAAAGTCATTAGGCGCTGTTTTTTTCCATATAGCCTCGCCTTGTTTTTGCAACCCGGCAGCATTAATTTTAGCAACTAGTTTTCGGATCTCTTCCGCTTCATATCTGCCTTGTTTATAATATCTATGATCATCGCTAAATTCATACCACCAGTCATGTGATTTAAGACGATCTTCCAATTGTTTTAACATTGGATTTTCTGTGGCTTCTAATAGTATAGTTTTTAGTTTCATAGTATTTCCGTAGTTTTACATTTCGTTATATGGCTCAAAATTATCTGCTAGGTTTGCTAAGATATCCATTACTTTATTGTACATGTCTTCATCTGTAGAAGCAATACCTGATAACCATTGTTGCATATCACCGGCTACATCATCTGCTGTTTTCCATGTTCGATCAATATCAGATTTCAAACGCATTGCGGAATTAGCTTCTGAAATTACCATTTTATCATTGCTAGATAAACGTCCTTTGAATAGCCTTCTATAATTTTCTTGTAAGTTCATTTTGTTTCCGATAATTAAATTTTATTATTATTGAACTGCAATTACAAACATTGGTTGAGAGTAACCAGGGTCATTTTCTTTATAATATTCGTAGTTTGGCCCGGGTACAAGTTTTTCTAATGCTTTAACAGCTAATTTTGCACCAGATTCTTTGTTAAAATATATGTACACTTCTTTTTTTGTCTTACCAGGTGTAATTGATTCATACCCTGGTAAGCGGCTAAGTTGGCGTTCTATTTTAGGATTATCATAAATTTCTTTCGCAGCTTCACTATTAGCTTCTGAAATTAACATTTTATCATTGCTAGATATTCTACCTTCTTCTATGTATCCACCATATTCACCGGTACCGCGATCAACGCGTTCTAATTCGTCAGCAATCTTTTGCAATGTATTTGAATCTATTGAATCAATTCTAAATTCAACTATATCTTCATTTGGATCATATTTACGATTTAAAGCAGACTTATCTATTCCATACTTTTTGAATACATTGACAGCTTTTTGATCCATAAATCGTTTATAACCAGAAAAAAGATATACTTCATTAGCTTCTATTAACATTTTATCATTACTTGATATTCTACCTTTGAATAGCCTTCTATAATTTTCTTGCAAGTTCATTTTGTTTTCCGTATTTAATATAAATATACTTTACAAATTAATTCTACGCATTAGTTGCAGTTGTATTCTACGTAACCCCTCATCATTAGTTAGTAACAATGAATTGCGATATAATGTCCAATCCACTTGAAACATCTTATCTAATACACCGTTATTAGCAGCGCATATAATTGTATTCAATGCATTAACTGTGTATAACGTGTTAGTTTCTTTTTTTCGGTGTATTGAAATTGTATTAGGTGTTTTTGTATAACCAACCGCTTCAATGTTAAATGTAACGTATAGATCATTGCGATTATCAGCATCTGAAAACACAAACATTCTACGTTCTGTAATTGTATATGACTTTGTAATGTAGTCTGTAATTAAATCTAAATCTTTTTTATGTGCGAATGTGCATAGTAATTGCGTTTTCAATGTTTATCCTTATATATTTAATTTTACCGAAGGATTTGTATTATGCCATAAAATACTACTTTCAGGATATGAAGACCCTAATGTAATAACTCCACTATCGATAACCGAATCAATTTCGGTTTTATCTACAACGATAAATGATAAATCTGTCGATGGCGTTTTTCCACTATCTCTAAAACGATGAAATATGATAATATCATTACCGATTTTTGTTAAATAAGCATCTAAATTAGTTTTTACCAATTGCCGGCCGATTGATTTTAGATCTGTCCATTTTGTATTATTATTAAAATATTTTTTAACGACTTCATCTTTATCAAAATAAATATTTGTCAACCCATCCTGTATTTCTGTGATAAATTCGTCTTCTGGCATTTGTCCTTTTTTAACTAAAATATGATATGCGTTATATATTGCATAAGCTATATTTGTATTTTTAGCATCGGCAAAAAAATCAGCAGCATCTTCTTCTACAGTATAATCATTATTTGGTCCTGATTTCATCATCTGGCCAATAAAACTAGATTTCAAATTCAATTCCATGCCACGACCAGATTGTACACCTAAACGACCACCTTTACCTTTTAACTCAACAGTTTTACCATTGAGCTCTAAATCACCGCCGCCGGTAGCATTTTTTACATTTTTGAATAATAATGAAAATGCAATCTCAGCTGGTCCGGTAGCACTTCCTCCAGCATCAGGCCCTGGTTGTATTTTTATCATTTCACCAATTGATGTATCTGATAGTCCTGTTATGTCTTTTATATTTCCACGGCCATCTTCTTTCCAGGTCAAATCTTTCGGTGAATCAAAATATTTAATAACATCGGTCACATCTGGCAATGATGATATTTTATTAAATACGATGTCAACTGCATTGTTACCTAAACTATAATTTTCTGGAGCAATGTTTTTTGATATAAGATAATTAATTGTTTTTTCTTTGAAAGCTGAATTTGCGATAACGCGATGTATTTTTATTAAATCATCGTTATCTAATTTTACAACAGGATTATCTAAAAGTTTTTTAATATCTGCTAATGTAATTTTAACCGAATCAGCTGATTCATAAAGTTCTTCTACTGGCTCGGCGTCTAAAAATGCTTGATCCAATTCATCAACTTCATTCAAGTTAACGCCGTTCTCAGCTAATACTTCATCTAGTATTGCCAACTCCTCCGTGGTATATGGTGCATCAGCATACCCTTTAGGTAGTCTGTAAAACCATTCTCTTACAATGTGATCAAAATTCATACAATAAACTTTTTTAATAAATATTAAATTACACGAGAAGTCATGTCAGACATGGCATGATAGTTTGTACCAGCTTTAATCTTTACTGGAAATTTACCGTGTTCAGATAAAATGTTTTGCATTTGAATAATGAAACGACGACCATCATTCATATCATAGTCAAACAGTAACGAGTCATATGTATACAGAATTAATTTGCTGTTATGACGCTTCATTGCTGTATTTACCTTGTTTAATATCACCAAGTTATGTTCTGTTTCAGTTGCCTGTAATATGTAATTAAACAACTTGTTAGCATTCATATCTGGTAAATGTGACTTGTATAATTTACGTTTTAGCCTAGGCGTTTCCACATAACCTTTACGATTGAATGATTTCCATAACGACTGAATATACTGTTTAGTTTCACCAAAGAAAGGTATTTGCTCAAAGTCTTTGTCTATACCTCCATATAACAAACGAAATGTGATCTGCTTGGATTGTTCATATTCATCATTGCTTAATTCTGGCTTGTTAAAATATTGCCGGCCAAAATACGTATGTATTGATTCATATGGTAACTGATATCCAATTAACTCTGCAATCAACCGTACATGGAATGCATCGTAATCATATTCCAATAAAAAGCCATTTTCAAATCGTGATTGAAATGCTTCTCGTGAACCATCTTCTTTGTTTAGAGCCGCGTAATTAATACCGCCAAACTTATTCGAAGGTCGTCCCGTTGTAGTATATAAATTATATTCTGTAAAAACTTTGTTATCATGTATTCCATTTGTCTGAAATTTTTCTGTAAATATTTCTTGGTTTATTTGCAAACCATTTTGTTCAATTTCTGAAAATGTATCAATTGCCAATTCATCGTAATTACGAAACTCATCTGTCATTTCAAATACAGAATATGCTTTCATAAATTCCGTACGCATTGCCTGGCATCGTTCGATATGGCGAGTTATTGGCAACCAATCATTGGTATCAGTTTCGTTATGCCACCATCTGTTCCAGACATCATGTGCATTGGTATTTGTTTCATTTAACGGTAGCATTGCACCGGTTTGCCACCATGCCATTAGGTCAGCATCATAGCATTTATGTTGATAGAACTTTTTGAAACGTTTTTTAGCTAATACAAAGATATTCGCCTGACTTGTAAGTTGTTGTATATGTTCGATATCCTGGCTCAAACAATCGTAATGACGGGCTGAAAAAATAAATTCTTCATCATGTTTTATACTATAGATATAAATGAAACTTATCTGATTTTGAGTATAATGTTTATACGTATCTGAATACACAGGAATCCAGAAACTGTCGTGTTCATCGATACTTCTCTGCAGATATTTTAGATCTGAACTATTCTCAATTATAATCATTACATAAATATAATAACTATTTTTCGTATGTCCAAATTATTTCACAGGAAAAAGTTGTCGATTGATGCCACTTATTTCTTTAGGTCCTTGATATACCTCACCAGTCGCTCTGATATGATATGCGCCTATATAATTGTTACCAGCGCTATCTAAATATAATCCTCCAGCTGTAAAGAGATTTTCTTGTGCACCGGTATATGTTATTTTTGCAAATTCTGTCAAGTCTGTAAGCACGTATGTTCCAATACCAGGTAATGTGCGTTCCAATGTTTGAACTGCCAGACTATTTTTTGCACGCAATGTGTTAATGTCACCTACAATTGTCCATTGTATAAGATCACGACGATATAATCTACCATTCGGCCCTGGCTGATTAGCAGTGTTTAATGATTTGAACATTGGTGTATCAACTTCATATATTTTGAATGGTTCATTAATTTTCTGAATAAAGAAACGTGTAATGTAACCGTTCTTATAATCTTCTGGCGTGACAGTTACAAAATGATTTGTTACCGGCGTATGCTGACTAAATAATTTTTTTGACAATTGCAAATATATTTGACATTGTGGATTCTGTAACGGTTTAATCAATGGCAATAATTCTCGACTAGTCTTTGGATTGAATTCTGGATCTGAATAAAATGCATTGTTTGGATAAACATGATATTCACCAAAATATTCTTGCAATGTATCTGCATACATGAGTTCACCGCCAGTAGTAGTGCCTACTTTTATATTCTCTGGGGAGGTGACATATGGTCTTTTCAATCCTGGCATAACTAATCCTTTATGGTACTAACCTTGCTACCGTTGTAATATCAGTTACCCAATCTTGACCGCTGACTGTATGTTCTACTCGAGTAACGGTAAATGCAGTATTTTCTGCCCATCTAGTCGCTGACAGCGATGCCATTTCTAAAGCTTGTCCAAATTTAACACCAGCAACGCCATTTACTTTTAACGATAATCCAATTGGATAAGGTCGGTCTGTTTTATTTGCCGCTTCACTTGTACTTAATGATGCAACTGCTTCGCGTATTGTCGATTTTATTCCGGCGGCTTGTGCTGAATCAAAACCAGCTTTTGCCAATGCATCTTTAGCATCTGTCCAACCTTTGAATGAAAATGATGGTACTTTGTCATTAGCAACACTTCCTTTAGCAAATGCTTCTTGTTGCCAAGCCGATGGTACATCACCAGAAATGCTAGATTCACGTACGCCACCTTCCCCTGATATATCATCATATGTTTCAATACCGCCGCTTTTATTTTTTGATTTTTTATTAATAATAATTAGCGGTACTTCAAGTTCTTCGGATGCGGTAGGTTCTTCTAATAATGCCATATCACACCATCCACCCGTTGCTTCTGAAATCATTGAAAACAATGCACTAAAGAAACCTTCTAAATTCATTTTAGTACCTGACGGATCAGTACTTGGATCAGTTTCACTATTTGTTGATAAATTTGTTTCAATTGTTTTTAACGCGGTATATGAAATTAAAATATCGCCACATGACGCCTTGCCGCCTGACATATGGTTAACGTCTGCGTTCTGAGTAAATATACCAGTTGGCTTACCTAACAAATTTTTAATAACATCAGATAATGCCTGCGAACCTCCTCCTACAGCATAATCAGCCTGACCGTCACTACGTGGAAATAATATATTTAACGGATCGCCGGATATCAATGGACATTTACCGCCTGTGTCCATATCAACAATAGCTTGAGAAAAATCAATAGGCTTTTTACCTTGCTCTGTAATACTTTTGTTAACATATGACATGATATGTGAAAATGTAAAATATACTAATCGACCTTTTGGACCTATTGTAGATTCAGGAGCAGTACCTTGTGATATTCCACTTGGCGCAACAAATTCAACAAATTTACCTGGTATGCCTTTACCTGTATCAGCTGATAATGTTAATGGATTAGTACTAGTAGAAAATTTCAATGATTCATGCATTATATAATCAATTAAACTAGTAACTGGTATTTTTTCTTGCCACGGTAAGATATCAAAAAGTTTTCCTAATCTATAAAAATTAGCGGAGGCGCCTTTAGGCAATCCAAATGCTGATGTACGCAGCACTTCCATACCTTTACCAACGCCGGTGCATGTAAGCGTCCATTTTCCATCTTTTGATGAATTGAATGAATGCTTGTATATTGTTGTTGAAAATGATGAACCGCCGCCTGCTCCGGGACCACTTCTTCCTATAGTAACTGTAATGTCTTTACCTACTTTGAATTGTGTTAGCAATGCATCAAATGTTCTGGCATCATAAGCAGTAACCGTAAATTCAGTACGGCGTAATGATCCAGCAGTACCTTCCAATGTCACTTTAACAGATTCTAATATAGTAGCCGGTCTTCCAGTACCACCCCCTGTTGCTATTGTAGGACTATCAGGACCGCCGCCACCGGCGCCTACTGATGCATATGCATTTGACCGTATAGAATACCCGACACCACCGGATCCTCCGGGAGGTTTGGGGGCAGGTCCTATGTTATATATATCTGGCATATTACTTGTCCTTTTCTGCGGCTTCTAGCTGTCTTCCTAAATAATCTAAATTTGCTGGAATGCGTAATTGTATTCCCGGGGGTACTATCAATGATGCAACTCGTATATCATTTGCAATTGCAATTAACCACCACAGCGCAACATCCTGATAAAATTCTTGTGCTAACAGATCAAACCGATCTCCTTCACGTGAAATAATGTATTGGTCATCAGGTTGTACTGGTGGCTTTGCCATACGCACCGTTTCAAAACGAGCATTATCAGTCTTAGTTGAAAATAAATATCTGTTCATTACTGCCATATAAACTCCTAATCACCGTATTTAACATAACCTTTACCTTTCGCAGGTTTAACATTACCAAGATATTTCATTGATAAATCAACTGCTGTATACATTGGTAATCCATCGTTTTTAGTATCTATCTTAAATTTATTATCTCGTCCCATATTTCCTGCAATAGACCATGGTGTTTCATTGTCCCAGTCAAATGACACTGATTCAATCACCATTGGTATATTACGATAAAGTTTACCAATAGTAACTTTTGGTGTTTGTGCCCATGGACCTGATCCATAACCAGGTAATGAATACTCAGCTAATTTTTTCAATTTAGGCCATGGTGAGTCACCAGATTTTTCATATACAACCATAAATGATACAGAAACACTACGTTCAAATGACGTATATAAATATCTAGGATCTGCTCTGTTTTGATCTGACTCACCTGATAGCGATGGTGAAAATGAATCTGATAATGCTGTGATATATGCCGGAAATATTACATCACCAATCTTAAATGTAATCAATTCTGAATTTGTTACTTTATCATTTCCCGCGTCATATGATTCTCCTGCTTTACGGAAATCAATAATTTGTGGATTCTTATAATTTAATTTACGGCTTTTAGCTGTTGATCTAATCTCACCGTAAGTCATTGTTTTATATGTCTGCAATGATATGTTTCCATCAGCTGGCTGTTCTGGCGTTGCAACATTGCGGTCTGGTACTGTCCTGGCAGGATTAGAAAATCCTTGAAAGTCATCGCCTTCAATACGATTAACGGCTGTTTCAATTTCATCTGGTTTAGCGCCTTGATACACTGCAAAACGATTTCCATCACTATTAGTACGGAAATCAATATCTGTATTACGATTTTCTCTACGTGCTTGCGCAGCTCTACCTATATCATAATATTCATCTTCTGATGGTCGTTCTTCTGTAAATTTACCAGTTAATCGATCACGAACACCGATTGTCTGTGCAGCGTTATCTGCCTTAGCTCTATCAGTGTCACCAACCCCGTTAAATCGATTTCCAGATGATGCTTCTTCACGTAAACGAACAATCATTGCCTCTTCACGTTTAGTACGATTACCTTCGGTTGTATCGGTATCAATCTTAAACGCTTCACCTGGCTCAGCTACTTGACCTTTGGTACTAAATATAGCTCGGAAGTCTCTAATTGAACTTTTATATGGTCCTACATTATCACGATCAATCGCAGCTTGGCGTAGCAATTGATATGAATTTTCTCTTACATCAGGCTTAACTGTTTGTATTTGGCCACCAATTGTTTTCTGTGTCCATGTACGTTTTGAACGAGTATCATCAATTGGCGATTTTAATTCATCGCGATCATTCTCATGAGCATTCCAAGATGCAGGCAACATCATCCATTTACGTATCAAAGAATCTTTATACTTGTATGGAGCTGGTGTTTCTGTTGTACGATCTTCTGCTTCTAATCGAATACCGTAATCAGATGCATTTAATGCACGTGGTTTATACGGATATATATATGAATACTCTCGATCACGTATTTCAGAGAATGGTAATGTAGTGATACCACCTAAACGTGTTCCGGTTGGTATTTCTCTGGTAGGATCTGGTGTTGTTACACTCCATCTACGTATCGCCGTTTCATTGATACTGCCATCAAATGAAATTGAGGTAGGTCCTAATCTATCTGTCAATTTATCAATTGATTCGCCAATGCCAGGTCCTTGAATCCAACCTTTCTTTTTATCACGTATTAAATCGCGGTATATTAATACTAATCGGTTGTTATCAGTAGGCGATACTGTTTTACCTGACTGGGTAATACCTCGAGCACGCTCCTTATGAATGTCTTCATAGTTTGATGGCGGTGATGGAGGAAATGGTAAGTATCCAGGAGTATCATATGGAAACTGTCCATGCTTCCTGTTATGTACTCCGGTATATGTTAACCCTACTTGATCGAGTAAATTTTGTACAACAAATACTTTTGGCGAGTTAGCATTCCATGCAGGAGTCTGAGGAGTACCTTCGACACCTTCCCTATTTGGATACATCAAATGCAATAAATTTTGTTTGGTAATCCACCATTGGCCAGCTGGTCGTGCTAGGAAGTTTGATATACGTTCAACGTCTAATTTAGCTCGTTCTTGTACTACAGATAATCCACCTCGAGGAATATCACCAGCAAATCCATCTTTACCAAATCGTTGTGGATCGCTGTTATCATCTCGTTGTATACCTCTTAATATAAAAGGTGGTGCAGGATCGCCATATGGATTGTAAACTTCATTACGTACTTTGAATTTATTATACATTGCCTCAATTGGTTTGCGTACTGTATATGTATCTGCCAAACCAAAATTTGTCAATGAACTATATATTTCACCGTAACGTGATGTCACATTAAATCCTGTACGTGGTTTATCAAATTGATATACCTGTCCAATTGGACCTACCGGAAATTTTGATCCGTTACCTAATTGAGCTAAACGAGATGCTGTTCCACGGAAACTATGTGAGTTATCATCGATTGTAAAATCATTTTTAGAAACGCGAGGGATAAATGTAGACGCTGCTCCGTTATTATCAAATCCACGTGGCTGTGCACTTACAGTCAAATCTTCATTATTAACAAATCGAGTCGATGCTTGATCTGCATTAGGAAGATAACCTGATGGTCGGCCGTTTGAGCTATACCATGATAAATTTGACCGTAAATCCATTAATGCCATTACAATCCTTTATTTCGCGACTGAGTCGCTGTTACTGACTGACTTACTTTTGCCCCATCCATATGAACTACTGGTGGATTTGCTGCGATAGCAGCTGCTACTGCCGCGCCTAATGCATTATAATCAATTGCCGGAGCCGATCCACCACCACCTCCATGAGACGGTGACATTGATACTCCATCATTTTTTGTTCCCTGATAAATACCACCTTCACGAGGTGATGTGACAACAGGTCCTCCATTTGGATTGATAGCTAAATCGCCTACACCCATTATAGAACCCATGGCCATTTCAATACCTTTTTCTTTGACCATTCCACCTAAATCAGAATTCAAAAATCCGCTAGCGGCTCCCATTAAACCACCGCCGCCGCCTAAACCTAACATACCGCCGGCTTTACCTAATAACCCTTTTGCTTTACCTAACAATCCTTTTCCACCACCAGCACCACCGCCACCAATAGCCGCGTCTTGAGGTCCGCCGCCTGGTTGTATGTTCTGAGCATTTGTCGCTGCCTCTGCCATTTCATCTGATAATGCTGTTGCATCTTTTACGGCTCCTTTAAGATTTGAATCCACGTGTTGCGCATTATTAGCTAATTGCTGAGCATTATCAGCTGATTGCTGAATATTATTGGCTACTTTATTAGTAGCAGCTGCTTGCTCATCTTGCATCGCTTTTACACGTTTTTCAAACTCATATTGCTCAAGTGTTTTGTTTAATTGTTTTTGTTTGTAACTAGCATATAGTTTGGCTGCTACTAACCAAAGCAAAAGCCCTCCACCTATCCATTTTACCGCTCCTTGTATCGGTCCTAAAAAATTCCAGATTGCACCAAACATATCACCGACCGGTGCCAAAAATGTTAATACTGATTTTACGCCATTTGCGATAGACATTACAGTTTGACCTAATGCTGTTGCAATTGGTAATAGATATGATTTCAATGTTTCTTTCATATCTTCCCAATTCTTAGCCATTGCATCGGATTCATTCTTTTGTGCAATTGCTTTTTTAATATCTTCATCAGACATTTTTGCCAATTCTTCTGCAGTCTTTCCTAATCCCTGAGCCGCGGCCATTTCATCTTTTGTTAATTTTCCTCGTTGTTGCTGAATTGCTAATGATTTAGCTAAATCTTCAACTTCCATACCTAATGACTCGGCTAAAGTTTCTCTTTCCAATCGACCCATTTTCTGGAAATCAGCATATGAACCGGCTTGTTTGGATACTTCTTCTGCCATACCTGCCAAATCACCAGACAATGCTAATTCACGAGCTTTATCTAAATTAATCTGTTTTCCTGATAATGCTTGAAATTCATATTGTTTTGTTAATGAATTTTCTATGTCTAATAAACCATCTGCAATACCTACTATTTGTTCTAAATTTAATCCTAACTTAGCACCTGCAATAGCCGTTTTCTGAAGTTCTTTTGTATTTCCGCCTAAATATTTTAATGTCATTTTTCCGTTTTGTGCAATATCGGACATTACAGCGCCGGCATCAACATATGAACGAGTAGCATCAGCTGCCAATGATGATTGCATCGCCGCGGCATCCTCTGCAGTGGCACCCATTTCCATCATTGTAGCTTGAACTTGTCCCGCAGTATCAGCGCCATATCCATAAGATTTTCCTAAATCAGCAACAGCGGATGCCGTCTCAGTTGTTAATTGAGCAGTGGACCCCATCGTTTTGATCACCTCTTCTTGCACAGCTACTATATCTTTTGTAGTCGCTAACTGTTCATTTAATCGTGTATTTCGTTTTAATGTGGATTCGTATAATCGTTCTGATGCAGCAAAGTTCATATTAGTATTTGTTGCTATACTCGATGCTTCTTTATCAACGTCTGATAATATACTCCATAACGCCGTTGCTGCGCCAACTACTAATAACATTGGATTTGCCATTACCATTGTGTTAAATCCAGCCATACCAGCTTTTAAGGAACCCATTAAACCACCGCCTTTTGCCATTTCATCATTCATGGCCGCGAATCCAGCATTTACGCCTTCCTTCATTTTCGCAGATGCATCATCTAGTCCTAGAATTTTAGATATTGCACCGCCGGCGGGCAAACCTTCAAACATCTTTTCTACACCAGCTCCTAACTCTTCGGCTTTCTCTGCCGCTAAATCATATGATGCAGCTACAGCTCTTCCAAATTTAGAATCGCGCGCGGCGTTTAATCTTTTAAGCGCTTGTTCCTCAGAATCAAGCGTATCCAATAAATGTTTATACGCTATCTGCTGTTCCGCAGTAAGATCGCCAGAAAGTATTTTCTGATTAATTAAGCTTCGTTCAGATTCTACTTCTTTAATTTTATTTTCTATAATTTTTTTATCAACTGCGTATATACTTGAACCTAAATCAGATATTTCATGTTTATTCTTTATCTGATTTTCTATTTTTTTTATTATTTCTTTATTCAGTTCAAGTATGTTTTCTTCTCGTTCAATAGCATCATTACGTAATTTATTAGCAGCTTTTTGTTGTTCAACTTGCGTTTTTTGACTATCATTAATTTTGTCAATAGTATCTAGCTCATCAATTAATTGGTCAGTTGTTTTGATAGAACCATTTAAGATTTTATTTTCAATTCTAATGCGCTCATCCAAAGTAATATTAATACTAGTAATAATATCCTGATAGTCTTTGGCTAATTTTAACTGCTCATCCGTAAATTTATTATCAGCTGCCATATCATTATCTCATTGCACGTAATTTTTTTATACGTTCTTCGCGACGTTCGCTATCAGCTTCTAAATTCGCAATTATATCTCTACCACGCTTTTCTAGTTCTGGAAATGTATCTAATTGTGTTTTTAAGTTTTGCAGTGCAGATTGATATTCAGGATAGTCTTCTTCATGATCAACTAGTTTTTTTAGAATCTTTTTGAATTTTGAACCAAATAAAAAACTTAAAATAGTCTTACCAATACCTAAACCTTCGTTAAGCTGTTTATCTAAATGATTTATTTGCTGAAGTTGTTTCTTTTCAAATTCATTCAGTCTCATATCACACCTTTTCTTTTTTAATAAATATGACTATCTACCAAATTTAGGTGGTGATGAACGTCTTGATGATTGTGCTTGCCTATTAGCCTTTTCTTGAGCTTTTGTTTGATCCTTAAAAATCTTATTGATTTTATTGATATAATATACACGCAGGTATACTGGCATATCAAATACTTCAGAATATGAAAAACCTTTTCCGTAATAGACTAGATCAAATATCTGGTCATATACATTTAGCCTATATTTTTGAGTCAGGCCAAAAAAAGTCCAATCCGATGTTAACCGAACCGCGAAAGGGTTCACGGTCCTCCTCATCGATACAATCGATTTCCATTGCAATGTCTGGAGTTAATTGTTTTATTTCATTACGTATATAACGCGAATCAATAGCAAATAATTCATTATCAACAAAATGCCTAATTGATTTTGAATCTGATTGTCCATCAACCGATGTAATGATATGTTTTAACATGGTTGTTACAGTTGCATTTTCATTACGTAGTTTAGCTAAACCTTTTGTTTCTTCATCAATTTTTCGTTGAATGCCATGAGTTACCAATTGAACTGTTATAACACGTTTTGATACAGGTAATTCTAATTGGAATTCTTTTTCACCTTCGGTAATGTTATCCCAATCAAGCTCTTTATCTTGTAATTGTGTTAAATCAACAACAACTTTTTGTTTTTTACCAGACGGCGTTACCGTTTCAAACTCATAGTCTTTACCATATCCTAATACTCGAGCAGCGACCATGATGGCATTTTTATCGCCTGATAATAAATCGTTATAATCAAATTGAGTAACTAATAATGATTTGAATAATTTATCTAATACAACACCTTGCTTAATATACGATTGGTTAGTTAAAATATCTTCTTCTTTTGCAGTCATGTATTTCATCTCAACCGTACCTCCAGACAAAGGATGTCCTTTTGGATAAAATTTTCCTTTTGAAGGAAGTTGAATAATTTCTGTTGGAAATTTATTTGTATGAGCATTATTGCTTTCTACAACTTGTTTTGTTTCGAATTGTGCAATTGCCTTTGCTTTAAGATCAGCATCGGATAATTCAACATTCTTTTTTGGGTAATCATCGTTAAGTGTCGTAGACATTTTTCTCCTTTATAACTTTTACTATTTAATATAAATATACAAGCATAAAAAAAAGCCCCGCAAAGCGAGGCTTAATTTTTTCGACCAGGGACACCCTAATCCAGTTACGATTAGAACTGAAGGATTGCGTAATCGTATTTCAATGTAAGTTCGATCATTAACGGATCTTCTGTTGACCAATCTAGATCTCCAAACGTTGCAGATGAAATAAATGCACCTTTCAATGTCCATTCTTCAACTTTATCACCTACAGGTCCTAAAGTATTAAATGTGATATCTTTTTTATAGAAATCTGAATATCCATCTCGTCCAGTTACTGATTCGTGATGCAAACGAACCCATTCCATTACCGCTTGTGCTCCTGATGGTACGACTGGGTCATATAATGATACGGTTACGTCTTGCCATCTTGATTTACCTTTCAACTTTCTTTCAACGTTGATGTGGTCTAAAATAACCTCACCTTGGTCAATTGACGGTCTCGAAGCAGCTTTCACAAGGTAAGACGGAATACCCTCGATATACATAATGAACCTGTTAGCCATTTTAGGTTCATATGCCGTATAAAATATCTCGGTTGGGTCTAATAATTCTGCCATCTTTTTACTCCTAATAATTTAATATAAATATGTCCTTGCTACTATTCTGGGAACGATGCTCCGGTAGGTAAGATATTGAAATCGATAATAATGAATTCAGCTGTCTTGGCAGGTTGCAAATAAATTGCTCCTCTCATTTCATTTCTATCAATTACATCTGGTGTATTATTTGTATCATCCATTACTACTTTGAATGCATACAAACCTTGACGTTGCTGTACTGATTCAAAATATGGATTAACAATTGATAAGAATCTGTTTCTTGTAGCCGCTGTATTATTTTCAAATACAAGATATTTAGTAGCAGATGCAACAAATTTCTTAGCAGCGATCAATAAACGTCTCACGTTAACACGATCCAATGCGGATGATTTTTTCTGTAATGTTTTTTGTCCGTATACAACAACACCTGCATTAGGGAAAGTTGCAATTGGATTAACCGCTGATTCATATAATGTATCACGATTTGATTGAGTCAATTTTCTCTCTGTTTGTACAGCGATATCTAATGCACCACGATTCAAACCTGCAGGAGCATACCATGGAGCAGCTACTCGGTCATTAAATGCATAAACACTTGGAATCAAAGTAGATGCCGGAACCCAAACATTTCGTCCTAAATCAACATCTGGAATTTTTACCCATGGCCAATATTCAGCAGCGTAATTAGTATCACGAGCTTCAGCTTTTGCTGTAGCCTGGCCAATAGATGCTCCATATTCAACTGGATCAATTAATAAGAATGCATCAGCACGATCTTCCATCGCAGTTAATGCAGTAGTAAGAATAGTTGAATGGTTTGAAAAGTTATCAACTAATCCAGGCAATGCCAACAAATTAATATCATATTCATCTTGGTTTTTCAACAAGTAAATTGCATCCGTATAAGATGTACTTCCACTAGTCGCTTGACCTAAATTGAATCCTTGAGTATTTGTATTTGTAATTTCATCATAAAATGCAATTGGATGAACTACATTACCATTAGATCCGCCTGCGAATGTTCCAGATACAGCTGCTGGTAAAGATGATGATAAAGCATTATCACGAATGTTACCGTTAGCATCTAAATAATTATAAGTTGTACGATTAACTTCTACACGTATAAAGTTTGAACGATTAGCATAAGATCCAGATAACTGCAAGAATGGATCGGTTGTACCAGAATCTCTTAAAGTATAAACTTGGTCACCAATTACTTTTGCAATGTAATTACTTGAATTTGGATCTAATGTTAAATTGTTATATTGTTCTAGAATGATTTTTCGTTTACCAGTATCATCACCACGACGAATTAACAATGTAAATGTACCTTTGGTATTGTTTACACCGGTGATTTCCCAACGTAAATTATTTACAGTACCATTTGTTAATGTATTGTTAGTTCCTTCAGCCCCATTACTGTTCTGATCAGCACCATCCGATAATGTATACAATGAGAATGCACTTGCATTAACCCCTGAACATGTTACAGCCGCTGTAGCAGGTCCATATCCACCCGCTAAAATTCTAACAACAGTTAATGTATCAGCATATTTAAGATATTCTTGAGCCATGTAGTTAGTTAAATACTTGTAACTACCTTGCGCAGCGCCGGAACCACTAGTAATAGTTCCTCCGAATTTTTGAAGATAATCTGAATAACTAGTTACTACGGTTGGAATACCGGCAGGACCTTTTGCAGTTGGTCCAATTACTGCAGCGCCAATTGCAGCTAAACCTGCAGGTAAAAACGATTGATCGACTTCTCTCGTAAATACACCAGGCGACACTATTCTTTCAGCCATTATTTTGCTCCTTATTAATTTAATTTATCTACATATAAATATCTAATAACAGAGCCAAACATGCATTAAGATGCAATAAATTCGCCCGAATCAATATTTAATGTACCGGTACCGTATTTCTCAGTTAATGTTTTAACTATATCGGCTTCTTTTCTTTGTAATTCTTTATATTCATCAATTGATGCAGTCTTAGCACGTTTTAATTCATCTAACCGTTGCTCAGCCGCAATCAATTCCATTTCAATTTGTCCTAATCGATATACTAGATCCGTACTTTGTTCACGTAGTTGATTGATATCGTTTAGATGGTTTTCTTCAATAACATTTTTATCTGACATAACTTCCTTTATTTAATATAAATATGTTGTAATTATCGATAACCTCCTGGAGGTGGATTATCTATTTCTGGATTAAATGTTTCAGTTTCATTACCGAAACTAATCTTCTTAACTGAGTACATTTTGCGTAGGTTTGCAACACGCAATTCAGATGCCATTACCATTGTACCCTGTACAGACAATGGCATTGATGCTCTTACCAAACGATCTTCTCCAGTGGTATTAACAGTATCAAATGTGTAATCAGAAATGCTAGTCGGAAATTTCCAGGTGGTACCCCATGCAAATCCATTCAACGGCATTATCTGTTCTATAATAGAATTCATTTGATCTGTATATTCTGTCCATATTAATAGGTCATATGATACTGTAATAAATTCTGGTACATTTGATATGTAAAATTCTGATACAGGTTGTATTCCTTGCTGAACCGAAAAACGATCATATTTGTTTCGCAATGTGAATTTATTGCCATGAGTAAGTTGAAACCCAGCCGGTGACCGATTAACTCCTAACATTGGTATTCGATCTGCAATTGATGTTCTACGTAAACCAATATACGGCGTTAATATCTTTCCGCGGTCATCTAACATATATCCACGTTTCTGATATTGCGCCCATTTTTCGCCGTTGGCATAAAATACCGGTACATCTATAATTGCATTGTTTTCAATGATCTGCGGTTGTATAGTTTCTTTAATATACGACATTATTGCAAAATCAATGTCAATAATAGTACATTTTGGTGTTTTTATTACATCATCATCGCGGCGTATCTGATCGACTTGCCGTTTGGTTGTATTTGCAAACAGATCTCTATTGTCAGTATATGTACTATACGATCGGCGCAACTCTCTATTTCTATTTATCTCACTCATAAGTTCCTAGGTATGTT